GACTGCCGAGATACGGCGTGGCCTTTACCCAATGGGGTGGGACATTCCACAACTCTACCGGCATACCGCTTTCGTTCCTCTCAATCAGGAAATAGCTTTCGCCGACGAGCATCAGGTATATCTCGTGCAGCCGCCACATCGCAGAACTCGTCATCTCATACAGCGGGTTCGGCTGTCCCATGAAGTCAAGGAAGGGATGGCTCAAGACCTCGACTTCTGTGCCGTCCGGCTGGATTTGATACAGCTTGCCTTCGATGTTCGCTAGATCGCTGGCAATCCTGTCCACCACCGCAAGCCGGGGGCTTTTCGAGAACATGGCAAGCCATTCCGACGTGTTCATGGTCGGTGGTCTTGTCCACCTCGATATGAAGCTGTTACGGTTGCTGTCCGTGTACGCTTCTTGCGATTTCTTTCTCCCAAACAGGGTATCAAATATACTCATAATCCACCTCAGAACGAGAAACCAAAGTCTGGTATGCCGTTTTCCAGTTCGGCATAAGCGTTTGCCGATGCGTCAACCATATCTTTCAACGCCATCACGGGGAAATTCTCCAACTGTCTGAAATACTCATCATTCCATTCAGCGGTCATAACATCAACATTCCCAGCCAGCCATTGCGATGAAAACGGCTCGGCACGAGTTATTTTGTCACCCGTCTCTGGCATCGTAATCACATGGAATCCGCCGAGCAGTCTTACGAAACTCTGCACTTGGTCTTTACCGGCCTGTCCGGGGTCTTGCGGCAAGCGCACCGTGACATTGCCATAGAGCGCATTGTCGCTGACTGCCGTGTTCCTTATCAGCCGTCTAACATCAGCGCTGTTCTCACGAACATTTATCACATCCGCAATAACAGTTCTGCCGTCTTTCCGCTTGCCCATCAAAACGCCAGCCGTGCAAGCGCTTTCCTTGTTCTCGCTTGGTATGGTCGCAGCCAAATCCCAGGCTCGAACCCAACGAACAACATCTGTCGGTACAGCATTGAGCATTTCGCCCACTTTCGACCTCTTGAAATAGAACCCGGCGGCAGGGCGAATTTTCCAGTTGCCTCTGAGCAATCGTTCTTTCTCCACGATGCCGAGGCCGTGCAGATTCGCCAGATATGATGGGTTGCGTTCTAGCAGAATCTTATTGTCATAAATGTTTGATGCTATGAAGGTCACGCTTTTACAAAACTCCGGTTTGAAATCAGGGTTGTCTTTCAGTATTTCCGTCAATTCTTCTACTGAATCGGCCCACGTTAATTTTTCTGCATCACGAAAAAACCAGCGAATCTTTCCAGACCTGTCTGGTATAGGATAGCCAGTGTCTTGGTCAATCCACCAAGCAATAAATTTGGCGACCCAGCTATCCACATCTGGATTGCAGGTCGCCCTGATGCAAGGCTTCACGCCACAGGTACTGCGGTTTCGTGATAGCATATAGAAAAACTGCGTTTCGGAGAAATGGCACAGCTCATCAAAACCCAAATAACAAATCTGAGAGCCTTGCCATTTCGGCAAATCGCGGTCGCCGTCGATGTGCATAAAGGACACTCTTGCTTTGCCATTGAACGTCCAATGCGGCTTGGGACTGGCTTTGTATACGGCGCTTCGCAAAAGCCCGTATATCTGCATACTCTCGTCCAGCAAACCGCCGTCAATGGTTATCTGCGTAGCATTCTTACGGAAGATTGTCGCGGTATAACCATCCACGTTCATATGTCGCAACGGTTCCAAAAGCAGGGCATACGTTTTTCCACCGCCCGCAGCACCGCCATAAATGGCAATGTCAGCACTTGTGGCGAGAAACTTTTCTTGCGGCCCCTTCTGCGGTTTAAGAATCATCTTTACCACTCCCATTGTCCGGCAAGTAAATCTGAACGTCCTGCTGTGCATTTTCGTCGATTTGCTCACTATCATTGACAGGGCAATAGTCGCGGTATTTATCCCTCAAGCGATTTTTCGCGAGGAAAATCTGCATCGTTGCGTTGGGAGGTATCTGCTTCTTCACCTTTTCAATTTTCAAGATTTTTCCCGTTTCAGGGTCAATCGTGGACTTGATTTCCTCGACATAAGCACGACCACAAGCGAGGTCAATCATCGAGGTTTCAATGTCCAGGTTCGGCTCGGTTTTCGCTTCCCTCAACGCTTTTTGGAACTGCGGATATTTCGTCTGCCACGAATAAAAAGTTCGTTCTTTTATGCCCATTTTCTTGATGATTTGCTGGTCGGTCAAGCCGAGCTTGGCCCATTTGCAAACCATTTCAAGACCTTTGCCCTCTATCCACTCTTTATAAACACCGGTTGCCACCTCAATCACCCAAATACTTTTCTGACAGGATGCGGAGGAAGTCCAGTTTGTTTTTCGGGTCTAGCCCTTCCTCATCAATCATTTTCTTCACGGCCTTGGAAATGATGTCCGCAGATTCTTGCGGCAGAGCATTTGACCCGAAGATGCTGGTCATCTGCACCCACTGTTCCTCGCCTGTGTAGCCCGCTTCATTCATTGCTTGCAGTGTCAGCTTGGTCATGGCATGAATGGCGGCTCCGATGTTTTTCACATCTGCGAAGCCCTGGTATTTTGCCAGCGCTTCAAGGAACGGCTTATATTCCTCGATGCTTGCCACACCAACACAATCCGGTGACATACGCTTCACAGCCTCGATGAGCTTGTCCATGTCGTTTATCTGGTGCGGCAGGAACGTGAACACGATGTTCTTCCACTCGAAAGTCATAACTGGACTCAGATACTTGTCAATGTCCTCATGCACTTCAGCCAGCACATCTTTTCCGGCATACGATTCAATCATGTCGTCCACATCGTCAAGTAGCTTCGCCAGTTCCTTCAAAGTGGACTGATCATCGAAACCGGAAATTGCATTATGAGCAATCTGCTTTGCCGTTATTTTCGAGCGATTTAGCCCACTCACATCAAGAATAACATAAAACTCTTTCAATCCAGCATCCTTGCCAGAGCGTATTCTGTGATGCCCAGAAATAATCTCAATCCTCGTATCATTCTGCGTCAATGCGCAGAACGGGAGAGATTCTAGCTGACCGCGTTTTTTGATGTTATCGGTCAACTGCTTTTGCATCTCCGTCTTCATAATGCGAGCATTGATGTCCTGCTCACGAATATGGTTTGCAGCTACCTTTGCGATAACCAAACCTGAACCCATGTCAGCTATTTTCTCGTATTCTATTTTTTGCTTTTCGCCCGTTCCGTTCTCCACTTCTTTTCCCTCCTGAGCCATTCAATCAACGTCTGCTTTTCAGTTCTGTCTTTCAGCTCTGACACATAGGTCAGCCGATAACCAAACTTTGGGTCTTTTTCCCGTTTCGTCAGCTTCATAATGCCACGCATTTCTTTCGCTTCTGGGTACTTTGTCATCTGCACTGTCTTTAGCGTTTTTGCTTTTTCGCGCTCCAAGTCTGTGCAAAGTCCGAGAATGAATTGTTTATTCTGCGCTACCATCGTTAGCAAACGATTCAAGCGGTAAACCCTATGCGGGACTGTCATTCCATACATCACAAAAACGGAATCTGATACCAGTCCGCCAAAAGCTCCCATCGTCAGGGCTGCTTTATCCAAACCAAAAACACCGGCAATTTTTTTGTCGATGAACAAAGCTATGTTTATCTGCGCAGCCGCCCCCGTGAAATTATGCGTCCACAGCTTGCGGTAATACTGCGCTGACTTCGACTCAATCCGGCAAACTTGAATATCGGAGGTTTCCTGTATCTCATAATCAATAGGCAGCATAGGGCAATCGAGAGGCAGCAATTCTGACTCGTTTGGCCTGTCAATTTTCTTGCCTTCTGCCAATTCAACGGCTTCATCCGGGCGGTTCGTCGTCAAATATACATTCACGCCATTTCTTACGCCATACCTTGCAAACACGGGAGAACCTGCGGTGGCTCCGGGGACATTTTCCTCGTAGCAAAGTACCAAGCACTTCGCGTCTTTAACCAAGTCCATGAACTGCTTCAAGCCCGTCTTCGGGTCAAACATTCCATATTCCGGTTCCTTCCACGTCATGTTCCCGCCAGTGTCATAATACTTTTCAAACCCAGCCAGGTATGTTGGCGGGTTCGCAATCACAAGAGCATGAGGGTCATCAAGCACCTCATCCATGTGCTTCCACATATCGAGCGCACGGTAGCTCATGCCACCGAG